GACCTAATGAAGCTTATCCTGGACTACCAACTAAACACACCTAGTAGGGTAGAAATATCAGCATACAAGAGGTACTACCTGTACAACTATATGTACAACTACCGGCACATGACCTTGAGCATGATAGGTAAATTCTTTAACCGAGATCATAGCTCAGTTATTCATGGCATGAAAGAGCATAGCTATTGGTATGGTAGAAAAGATGAAAGATACCTTAAGTACATTCACCCATTACCTGACCTAATTAAGCAGAAAAGGGATGATATTAATATCTTTGATGTCAGTGTCATGCCGATGTGTGATGAAGAGGCAAGGGTAACAATCACAGGAAATATGCCTCCAAAGTTATTAACAAAATTTCAAGACAAGATGACTGTAAGCGAGATTCTATCTATCTTTGAGGACCATAATTTTTTAAGGGTTAATATGGGGGAGGGGGTCTAGGCTCCCTCTTTTTTATGACCGTATGACGGTATGACAATACTCTTATGGGGGGTACTGAATATATAGAGCACTAAAAAAGTTTCTGTTCTGGAAAATTTATTGTCATACCGTCATGAAATAGCTGAAACCCAATACAGCACTAGTTTATATCCATGACGATGATTTTATTTTATTGTCATTAATTGGAATTTATTGTCATTTATTATATTTGTAACCATGTTTAACCCTAAAATATCAGTCTTTCGCAGTTTGTATAACTCCAAAGAGACACCTTTCACACTTGAGGCCATAGAAGTGTACAACAGAATCAAGCAAGGTAACCCTGAGCTGATTAGTAAGATAAAGAAACTGCGAGCAGGTGATGCAGAAAGTAAGATGCAGCTTATGGCTATCATGTTTAACGGCACATTTAGTGAGCGTAAAGATGATGGCCTTATTCAGCACTCAGGACTTTGCGTGTTAGACTTTGATAAGTACCCCGATGCAAAGACCTTGACAGCAGAACGGAACAGGCTCAAGGAATGCCCCTATGTGTACATGATGTTTACTTCTCCGAGTGGTAATGGGCTCAAGGTAGTGATCCGTACACCGGAAAGCAATAAGTTTGAACACAAGAGAAGGTTTGAAGCATACAAGGAATACATCCAAAGTGATTATTTTGACGTAGCTAACAGCAATGTGTCAAGGGTATGCTTTGAAAGCTATGATCCTGATGCCTACCTCAATGAGTTCTGTGATGTGTTCCAAGCAATCACCCAGGATAAAGGATACCACAAGGGTGAGAAGATAGCAGTGCTCCCCATTGCTAATGAGGACCGTATCATTGAGCTAATCATGAAATTTAATCATGGCAAGTTTGAAGAGGGCCGTAATAATTGGACCTTTAAGGTGGCCTGCTGTATGTGTGAGTATGGGGTTGATCAGTATGCCGCTAAGAATTACCTCCTGCAATATGCACAGGAGGACTTTACAGCCACTGAAATTAACTACACTGTTATCAATGCATACAAATCAAGCAACTTTAACACTAAGTACTTTGAGGATACATACACCGTTAACAAGGTCAAGCTAAAATTAAAGGAGGGGCTTAAGGATGAGGACATCCAAAAGCAGTTAGGAGTATCAGGTAACATCATTGAATCAGTAAAGGAGGAGGTACAGAACTCAGATGATGTGTTTTGGCAGGCAGATGGTAAGAAAATTACTATCGTACCGCATGACTATGCTAAGTTCCTGCACAAGCATGGCTTTGCTAAGTACTATCCGGAGCGAAGTAATAAGCCTACCTATGTTTACATTGAGGAAAACAAGGTATCTGAAAGCTCAGTGGAGTTAATCAAGGACTTTGTGCTCAAGTATTGCCTAGCCAAGGGTGAACTTGATGTCTACAATCATTGTGCTAAGAGTGCTCAGCTCTTCACTGACAGCCATCTAAACATGCTAGAGTCTATTGATATGCGTATCCTGCAGGATACAAGGCATGTATCTTATATCCCATTCCTTAACGGAGTGGCAAAGGTATCCAAGGACAAGGTAGAGCTACTTAGTTACATTGATATAGATGGCTACATTTGGAGGGAGCAAATAATCAAAAGAAATTATACCAAAATCGCGATTCACGATAACAACTTCCAAGATTTTGTACACAAGGTATCAGCCCAGGATGAGCAGCGTATAAAAGCAATGGAGTCCACACTAGGATACCTCATCCATACCTTTAAAGATAAGACCGACCAAAAAGCAATCATCTTTAATGACCAAGAGATTGATGATAACCCTAATGGGGGAAGTGGTAAGAGCTTAATGTTGACAGCCATTGGCAATATCCGAAAGATAATCAAGATAGATGGCAAAGCTTACAACCCTAGTAAGAATGATTTTGTGTACCAACGGGTTAACATAGATACTCAGGTGTTAGCCTTTGATGATGTGAAAAAACACTTTGATTTTGAGCAGCTATTCTCCCTTATCACTGAGGGAATACCGGTCAACAGAAAAAACAAGGATGAGATCTACATCCCATTTGAGCGTTCACCTAAGATTGTGATAACTACCAACTATGTGATTAGCGGTGCCGGTACCTCACATGACCGTAGGAGGCATGAAATAGAGTTCTTTCAGTACTTCAACTCACAACGCAACCCACAGGATGAGTACGGTAAGCTATTATTTGATGAATGGACAAAAGACGAATGGAGTGCATTTGATAACTACATGCTATCTAACCTGCAGATGTACCTGCAAAATGGATTGGTTAGGAGTATATCCATCAATGCAGATGCTAAGCGTTTCATCCAAAACACCTGTAAGGAATTCTATGATTTTGTACATGATGGGAATATCTCATTGGATGTTAGACACTACAACAAAGCATCATTTGAGGCATTCCAAGCCGATACCAATGGCTTCAAAGACCTTGACAGCAGGAAGTATATTAAATGGGTGCAAGCCTATGCAAGCTATAAAGGCTATAAATTCACTAAAAATAGAGACCAGCATGGCAGGTACTTTGAATTAACTAAACAAGATTGAAAATGATACAGATAACAAACGAAGATAACATGGAGCTAATGGCTCGATACCCTGACAAGTATTTTGAATTGGCTATTGTTGATCCACCGTATGGGATTAATGCAGGTAAAATGACAATGGGAAGTGGTAAACATAATTTTACTAAAGGCAAGGATTGGGACTCAAGTATTCCAAATGATGATTACTTTAATGAATTATTTCGTGTTTCAAAACACCAGATTATTTGGGGGGGGAATTACTTTCCTTTGCCGTTAAACAATAATTGGTTGATTTGGGACAAATTGAATCCTAATTTATCATTCAGCGAAGCCGAGCTTGCGTGGTGTTCAATTAATAAAAATGTACGAATTTTCAAACGATATTCCGCAATGGAAGACGAGGATGGAAAAAAACAACATCCAACACAAAAACCTATAAAACTTTACAAATGGATTCTGGATAAGTACGCAAAGCAAGGTGACAAAATACTTGATACTCACTTAGGAAGTGGTTCAATAGCGATAGCGTGCCATGATTATGGCTTTGATCTTACAGCGTGTGAACTTGACAAGGAATACTTCGACAAAGCAATGGAGAGATTGAATAACCACATGGCTCAACAAAAACTATTTTAATGAAAAAAGAGTATAAGGCACTGCTCCATGAGCTGAAGCTTCAACGCTATGCCATTACTCACCCTAATTACCCACAAGATTATATACCTAAAACAATGTACAAAGACTCAACGGCCAATGGCCTAACTAAAGCAATATGTGATTATATCACTTTACATGGATACCAAGCAGAACGCATTAACACAATGGGTGTGGCCCGTACTAAAACAGCTACGGATGGCAGAGTATTAGGGGTAACCTGGACTAAGGGCACCTCTACTGCAGGGAGTGCCGATATATCTGCTACCATTAAGGGCCGGTCAGTTAAGATAGAGGTCAAGATAGGTAAGGATAGGCAGTCTGAGGCTCAGAAAAGGTATCAGGAGAACATAGAGAAAGCAGGAGGTACCTATTACATCGCTAGAAATTTTGATGATTTTGTAGATTTTTTTAATGATTTTGTAAATAAGTAGAATTTATTTGTATATTTGTAGAAATTAATACCTTAAAATTATGACAACAAGGAAAACAACTCAAGCTGATGAGCCTAAAACAGCACCAGAGGTAATTACCCTCAACATCTACCAAAAACTGCACCTAGCTAAGCAGTCAATGGGTAAGGTCATTAAGAATGCGACCAACCCACATTTCAAGCGTTCATACGCTGATATTAACAGCATCATTGAGACTGTTGAGCCTATCTTATTGGATTGTGGATTGCTACTCTTACAACCGGTTAAAGATGGTAAAGTATTCACTGAGATAATTGACATTGAATCAGGAGATAGTATAGATAGTTCATTAGAATTGCCTGCTATTATAGATCCGCAGAAATTACTTAGCTGCATTACTTACTACCGTAGAGGGTCATTGGTAGGATTGCTTAGCTTACAGGCCATTGATGATGATGGTGAGACTGCAAGCAGAGCACCCAAGGCAAAGCCTACATTAGAGGGGGAGAGATGGGATAAGGCACTTCGTGCTGTGAAAGCAGGTAAGTTCACACCTGAGCAAATCAAAGAGATGTACAACCTAACCAAAGAGCAGGAGGCACAACTATGAAATTTAGAGCATCATCACTAGGAAAATTAATGACCTCCTCCCGTACTAAGGGGGAGGCATTGAGTCAAACAGCTAAGAGTTACATTATTCAGAAGGCTAAAGAGGATTTCTTTGACTACAGGAGTGAGCTGAACAGCAAGTACATCACCAAAGGACTAGCCCAGGAACAGGACAGTATTAACCTACTTAACCTAGTTAGGCTAGAGGACTACAAAAAGAATGAGGAAAGGGTAGAAAATGAGTGGTTATCCGGATGCTGTGATATTATCACTGAGACAAGTGTCATAGATATTAAGACCTCATGGTCATTAGATACGTTTCCTGCCACTAACTACGAGCTCAAGGACCTATCTGACTATGAGTGGCAAGGACGTGCATACCTTTGGCTGTATGATATGCCATCTTTCGAGCTATGCTATGTCATGGTAACTACTGCTCCTGAGATTATGGGTGACTATGAGAATGGAGCACTGCACTATGTTGATCATATTGCACCTGAGAAGCGTATCACATCCATTACCTTTGCTAGAGATAAAGAGATAGAGATACAGATGGCAGAGAGATTAATCCTAGCTACTGAATTTTATAACGAAGTTATTAATCAATTAAACAATAAATAATGAAAACAAGAGAAGATTTTTTTGAGGCAGCAGTAATAGCTGCTATGCAAGGCCTACTGGCTGCATCAGGACACTACAGGGATGAGCTGATTAAAAACCCATGCGAGTACGTAGCTAATGCTGCAAGGCAATACGCTGATGAGCTCACTGAGCAGATTTATGGTCCTGAGTTACCGGTGATTAAAGAACGTATATTTTAAGCTATGAAAGCAACACTAGAATTTAACTTACCTGATGAGCAGGCAGAACACTACTGTGCCATTAAAGGTGCTGATATGCTAAATGTACTTTGGGAGCTCAAAGCAGAGCTGCGTGCTATGCTTAAGTATGGAGAGCTACCGGATACACAATATGAGATAGTAGAAAAAATACAGGGCTTCCTAATCAGTAGCCTAGATGATAACGATGTAAACCTAAATAAATGAGATACCCGATTATATTTATATCCGCTCTAGTCATAGAGATATGCAGCACCTTTTACATTAGGTTTGTATCTGAGGGCAATGCACCTGGTATGATATTCTTTGCAGCCATTGGTCCATTCCTAGGGCTCCCATTCTTAGCTTACATGATTGAGGCTACTAATTGGAGTGAGAGGATATTGAATGCTGTAGCACTATCTTTCGGGTACATAGTAGGTACAATAATCGTAATAACTTTAATAAAATGATTATCTTAGCAGCAATTTTAATAGCCCCTGCAATAGTGTGGGGGTGGATAAGCACAATTAATTACATCAAATACATAAACCATGAGTAAATTTAAGGGAGAGGTGGTATTCATTACCCCAACAACGTCTGTATCAGACAAATTTAAGAAGAGAGAAGTAACCCTGAAGTCTCAAGATGAGTACCCTCAGTACGTTACCTTTCAACTAACCCAGGATAAATGCGATCTAGCTAACAACCTGAAAGCAGGGGATGCGGTAGAGGTGAGCTATAACCTAAGAGGCCGTAAATGGGAGGCACAGGATGGTACCATCAAGTACTTTAACTCCATCGAGGCATGGACTATGAGCCTGAGCTCAAAGGTAGAGAACAGTGCTGTTGATAAATTGAGAAAAACTTTTGACACTACAGATGAGAGCAGTGACGATTTACCTTTCTGAGGACGAACAGCTATCCGAATGGATGCGAAAAGAGATAACAGGCATGCTATCCAAGAGATATAAGCTAACACATCTATCTGAGGACATGAATGTAAACTATGCGAAGCTATACCGCTTCATGAGGGGTAGGAATGTGACCACTGAGATATATGATTCATTTTTTAGAGTATATTTGAAGTCATGGAACTCCTAACATTAATACCCTTGGCATGGTGGTGGTGCAATTTTGAGCCACTGCAAGCAACTTTGACTCGGTTATACATGTCCTTAAGAATTGGCACATGGGCTATACCCTTACTAGATGCATTGAGCTGTAGTAAGTGTGTAGCCTTTTGGCTTACAATGGCATGGCATCAGGATTTTATCCTTGCATGTCAGGCAGCACTGGGTGCATACATTTTAGAATTATGTTTGAACAAACTGACATAGATACGATAGATAAGATAGATGCTACTGCGGATGCTGTGAAGTATTCTAAGCACTCCTGTGTGCAGCTCTATAAGATTAGGACTAAGTATGATGGTCCACAGCCCAGGGAGTGCTTTTGTGCATCTGTTCGTAGAAAGGTGTGGTACAAAGACTTTATGAATTGGTATGAAAAAAGTCTTAGACAGGTACATTAGTACCCATTACCACGAGGTAAGGGCTTATACGCTGTACTTTCTTACTAAGATGGGGAGTAATATCGAGGCGGATACTGTTATTAACAATAGCTACCTCCATGTGCTAAGCATCAATGAGGATTCTGAGAGTGAAGCCCAGGTGAAGAGCTATCTGCTTAACACCATCAAGTATCA